CGACATCTGCCGCTTTTCGGAGAGACCCGTCTTGGCCAGCGTTTCGAGGCGGTATCCCTTGAGGTAGGTGAGCTGGATGTACTGCGGATCAAGGATGAACACGTCGGCGCATTCCTTGACGCCGAGGGTGTATTTCGGCTGCAGGCGGTTCGGGATGGCCCGGATCGTGCCGAAATCGGTCACGAAGACGTTGACAGAACCAAGAGCGGTAGCCGCTTCCTTACGATCCAGCGGACCCTCGGTATGGATCTGCGCCGTAGCGCCCTTGCTCTTGATCATGTACTCGGAGAACTGACGGATGACACCCGGGCGGGTCATCATGACCGAGGGGTCGCCGCCTTCCTCGTAGATCTTCTGGATGACGTCGCGAACATCCTTTTCGCTCAGTGCGCGGCCCGCAGAGGCCGGGGTACGCGCCACGGTCAGTTTGGTGTTGAGGTCGAAGTGGCCTGCGGCAGAGCCTGCGCCCCCTGCGTAGTTGGTCTGGAGCCAAGAAGGCAGACCACCCACCTTGCCCGCTACGGTGTTGCCATCATCGGCGACAGACGCCTGATTCAGGAGCGCGATAGCGTCAACGTCACGGCGGAGTTCCTGCTGACGCATCTCGATCTGCTTGGCAAGAGCCTTGTCAAAACCGATGGTGTCAGAAGCATCTGCGCGAGTGGATACCGCTACAACCTTGCGGCTGATCTGGTGGTGGTTACCCACGCGGGTTCCGAGCTTGGTGTCGTTGCCGGAAGCGTCTGCGCCGTCGACCACCGCGTTAGCGATGTCGGGAGCCGCGAGCTTGTCCTGCGTCCACTCCTTGTACTCCTGCTTGGAGGTGGTTGAACCTACAAGATCGGCAAACGGGAGCGGGATTTTCGAGATATCGAAAATCTTGTCCATGACGTCCTCGCGGATGAGACCACCCGCAAGTGCGCCCTTGAGGTCGGCACTGGTTTGTACTGCTGAAGACATGAGAATTACCTCTAAACGAAGGGTTACCCGCCGTTGGTAAGCAGCTCAAGAACGGCGGCGGATTCGAGTTCCCGTCGACGTGCCCCAGTTGCCTTCCTAGCGGAAAGTGTGAGTTGGGTGAGCTTTGACATCGGCTTGCTGGCCTTGCCACCCTTCAAGAACTTTTGACCACCCTGCTGAATCTGCTTGTCTGCAAACGCCTTACCCTCGCGGTACGCCTTGGCGTCCTTGAGAACCTCGATGTAGCTCGCGTTGTCTAGCATCGCGAAATCCTCCGGCGATATGCCGTAGGTCGAGGTGGCAAAGGTTCCGAGCGCGTTGATTTCAGCGGCAGCCGTATTGGGATCACTCCACGACGGGTTGTTCTGCACTGCAATCTGCTGCTGACTCTGAAGCCATGCGGTGCGGTGTTGCATGAATTCCTGCTGGGCCTCGGCATCGAGCCTTGCGCGGTTTTCTTCCAGTGCCTTGCCGAGGTTTTCGAGGTTGCTTTGCTTGACCTCAAAATCCCGCATACGCACGGCGTACTCGCCCGGGTTCTCTGCGCGAAGTCGGTTCCAGTCGATTCCTTGGAAATCGGACAGTAGTTGGTTCTTTTGAAAGGTTAGCAGTTGGTCGTGGACAGCCAGCCTAGACTGGAGATCCTGCGCGACGTGTGCTCGTACTTGCTCAAATTCCTTTCGCTCGCTCGCGAGCATCTGGGATTTTTGCGTGTAGTTCCGCCCCATCTGGAGGCCTGATTTCAGCTCCTCCACCGTGGCGTAAGACACCTCCCCATCGACCTTGACCGCGATTCGGAACTTGCCGTCCTCGCCAATCGTTACGTCTTTAGGTTGGATGCCTAGGGCTTCGGCCAGAATCGCGGCGTCCTCTTCGGTGTAGCCGGGGTCCTGTTCTTCTTGGCCCTCCTGTTCAGACTCATCACCTTCGCCTTCCTGCGTTGAAGGGTCCGGCTCTCCCGTTTGGGTGCCGTTATCTTCTTGCTTATCGGGCTCGTCGTTCGTCTGCTCGCCGCGAAGTAAAGCGGCGATTTGATCAGAGGAATCGCCGACGCTCGCCCCCTCGGGGATAGAGGTAGTCGTTGTATCACTCATTGGTATTTCCCTCATCGGGTTGTTTGGAATCTTCCGGCTCCTTAGGTAGGAGCTTCGTGCCTGAATCGATGACGGACTGAATAGCCAGTTCGAGGTCGACGATGGCCGCATGGGCAAATTTCAATCGGGTCAGCTCGTCCGTATTGGCCGGATGGCACACGAGAAAAGCGTCATAGACGGCGGCCTTGCGCTCTTCGATGAAGTCGGACATGAAGAGGTCGAGGGCCTGCTGGGCACGTTTGGCCCGGGCCTTGTCTTCGAGGATCTTTCCCTTCAAGTCGAACTCGGTATTCATTCGCTTTCCCCTCCGGTATCGCTGCTTGCGTCACCCTCGGCCAGCTCACGGTTCTGTTGGAACAGCGCGGCCTCGTCGGTGTGGGCCTGCGCCTCGATCTGGGTGAGCTTGATGGCGGTATCGAGCACGATCTTTTCGCGGGCAATCTGCCGGTCTGCGTCCTTGCCCGCCGTCTCGGCGGCGGCCTTGGCCTGCTCGAGTTGGTGCTTTAACCCGTCGACCTGCGCCTTGAGTTGCACGTTCTGACTCTGCGCCTGCGCCTTCTGCATCTCGGCATCAGCAAGCTTTTGCTGAAATTGGAGCTCGGCCATTTGCTGCTGCATGGCCTGCTGTTGGTTCTGCTGCATGGCCTGTGCGGCGTTCTGTGCCGCTTGCTGCCCTTCGGGGCTGCTGGGATCCATGAAGTAGCGGGAGGCCCCTGTGAGCCCCCCGAACTTGCAGTAGTCGTCTAGGGTCGAGTAGACCTTGACCGGGTCCACGAGAGCCTGCCCCGGAAGCATCTGGATTTGGCTCTGTAGCTGCAGTACACCCTGCAAAGTCTGGAAGCGGCGGGTGTTGTCCCCCGACCCTAAGCCGACGCTGACCGTGGTCCGGGAACGGCTGGGCCAGCTCGCCGGGTTCGTCTGCACCCACTGGCCACGGAATTGCACATCTTGGACAGCATCAACATGCCGGACGAGCAGGTCCCTGACCTTAACGCAGAGCGGTTTCACTGCCGTTTCGGCAATCACACGGGTAATAAGTCCGACGAGGGCCTGTGACGCTGACAGGAGGTTCTGTACACCCTCCGAGCCCACGGCGTTCCCTACCTTCTGCGGGGTGGCGTTGCCCTCGGGGCTCACGCCCACGCGACCGGCCCGCACTTCGTCGATGTACTGCAGCATGTTGAAGGCCGCCTGACCTACCATCGGGGTCACCAAGGGGGTGACGGCGTTGGGGTTCTTAACCCTAATGACGCCACCGGGGCGCGAGATCAGAACGTCGTCGAGGTTGGCCTGTCCTTCAAGTACGGCCACTCGCTGGTTGTTTTGGTAGCTGATGTTGTCGAGCGTGTTACGCAATAGCGCGGTCTTGATGTCCTGCAATTGCTTGAGCCGGTCATAGACGGACAGCCCTTGGAACTTGTGAGGCATCAATATGGCTACGCCCGCGACCCACGGGTACTCCTCGATCTCCTCCACATCAAGCAGGTGCGTAGGGCTTGCACCCCCTAATACCGTGACCTTGACACGCTCACCGATACCGTCGCCGTTGAGGTCCATACGCATAAAGCATTGCGCAACCTCGACCAGTCTCTGACTCGGGTCGTCTTTGTGCGACCGTTCGGCGCCTATGCTTTCCTGTTGGGCTTCCATGCGGTATAGCGCAGGGTTATCACCAAAGGATGCGCTGACCGCGTCGAGCACGTCCGTGTCGTAGCCCTCCTCCGCTAGTTCGGAGAGGGTCTTTTGGGCTACGCGGGCCGTGAAACGTGCGTCACTGAGGTCTACGCTTGCGAGGTCGCCGTTATAGCGGAATTGTTCGGGCGGGCACGTTTCGATGCGGACCTTGCCACCCTTGGGCGGAACCGCTACCCGAATAGAGAACGTGCCGTCCTCGGCCTGTTCATACTCGAGGAGCTGGCCCTTTGTCTCTGCTATGGCTACGTTCACCATCTCGGGGGATAGGCCGGAATACGCCCGCACCGTGGGCTCCCGGTTCTTCTCGTAAAACACCTGCAATAGCCCGAACTTCTGTAGCAGGGCATCGAACACGAGGGTGTGGATGGCCGTGAAGCCATCGTTGTCCTTCATGATCACGTCGAAAGCGCAGTCGGATTCGAGTTGGGCTTGCATCTCGTCATCCGGCCCTATCGGGTCGAAAGATACGATCTCGTTACTGCCGGTCAGGGATTCCATGACCTGCGGGCGGATCCATTCAATGGCGTCGGCTACGTCCGTGGAGACAACCTGCGAGCGGCCCTCGATCTCCTTACCCATAGGCTTGCCAAGGTAGTAATCAAGTGCGCGTGTCCAATCGTCATATCTTTCGGCTTGGGAAAGCTCGGCGGTGACGATCCCCAGAATCTGCTCGTCAGTAAGGACGCGGTCAGCCATTAGAAGGTGCTCCTGTTCTGTGCGCTGTAGTCGAGGGGGGCCGACGATTTATCCGCTCCAATGACAGCGCCATAGCCCGCAGCCCCTAGCACCATGTACTGCAGGGCGTCGCCGATATGGCTGTACTTGTTCTTGTCGGGTTTGTCGTGATAACGCTCGTCCCCGGCTACTTGCACCCGCTTGTACTTGTAGCCACCGGCCAAGGCCTTGCGGGTCATCTTGGCCTTGGGGCCTACGGTAAAGGCGGGGCGGCCGTTGAAGTCGAGCCGCATCATGTAATCCGCCACGGCCTCGCGGCGGAGGGTGAAGTCGTTCGTGGGTGCGGGGACTACAGATAGCCCGATGCCCCATAGAATCTGGAAGGGGGTTATCTCGTCCGTCTGCGCTCGCTGCTCACCTGCGGGATCCCCGTAGATATCGAGGGCTTGGCCGCGATATTCGGTCTCTAACTTGCGCTTCAGCATGCGCCCAAAGTTCTTGGCGCCCATGTCCTCGCAGACAAGCTCGTCGATGACCTCCAGACGCCCACTAGGGCTTACTTGCCCCATGCTGGCCGCTGGGGTAAGGCCGAAGTCAACGCCCACCACCACGAGGCCGAGAGGGTCGATATCGAGCGAGGTAGAGTGAACGTCGTCCTTGTACTCGGGCCATACCACCTTGCCATCACTGACGAAGCCGTATTGCCCATGCACGTAGACGTTAATCCACTCCTGCGTCTTGCCCGCCATCATGTTGGTGTAGTACCCGGCGGGCAGGTTCTCCAAGTTCTCGGCCTCTTGACTAACGCCGGAGGGCTGCTTGAAGAGCTGAAAATTGTGTGGCCGATCCTCTTCAAAGAGTCGGTACCACCAATGGTCTGAATCGGGCGGGTTGGTGTCGGCGATGATGCCGAACCAATTCGAGCCACCCTCGCGCATCGAAGGGTATCGGCCCACGCGCCCTTGCAGCATGTCGAGGACGGCTTTAGGGATCTCTCTGGCCTCGTTCACCCAAGCCCCGGTCAGTTCTAGGGAGAGGAGCTTTTTCACGTCCTCAGGGCGATCTAGGGCGCGGAACAGGATCTCAAGCTCTACAACAGTCCCGTCTTCGAGGCGTTGGCTAAAGTTCCATTGCATCTTGGCCTCATACCAAGAGCCGGAATCCCTGGGGAACCAGTCGAAGAAGGTATTGCAGGTAGTGTCGATCAGCTCGCGGTAGGTGTTTCGGATGACGGCCCACCGGGACTTACGTTTCCCGTCAAAAGCCCGTTGTTCGCAGGCCCGACGCATCACCTCAGCGCAACAGCCCACACTCTTGCCCGACCCAATGGGACCCATAAGGCCCCGGACAAAGGTGTCCGATAGGTGGAAGGACCTGATAGTGCGGCTGGCGTTGTAATTGACCTGCTTCATTCCTTCCCTAGGTTCATGTTGAAGGCAAAACCCCCGCCAGATAGCTCGGTCTTGTTGTCCGTCTGCGCGAGCTTCGGAACGTGGTACTGGATGACCTTCTGGAATAGGTCGAAGGCTTTAGCCGGGTCAGGCGCGACTACAACCCGTTGTTTTAATTCGCCTTCTTCATCGAAATAGGGCTCGAACACACCATTAGCCACCTGATCAAGCCATTGCTCTAAGCGGTGAGCGTTGCCGTCAACGAACTTAGCTATAGCTTCGCGGGCGCTTGCCGTTGCCTTGCCCGGTCTGCCCGTGCGCGGTGTGGGGTTTGGGTTTCCTTTAGCCATATTCAGACTTTTTCAGGATGAAAAAGCTCTATCCGCCTGTGTTTGCCTGCGATTGCTCCCTTATATCAATCAGTGGGTTACTTGCCCAGCTAAAAATAATTTCGATTTTCTTCGCAAAGACTATTGCAGATGCCTACAATTGCCTATAGATTACGTATCACGGTTTCGGGAATGCCTGAAACCACCTACAAAACCAAGGAGATACCCAAATGTTTGCACGTAACCAGTCACCTCTCTCTAACGACCAGCTTTTCCGCATCGCGCCTTCAATCTTTGCGTCAGAGGCGCACGAATCGACCTCTGAGCGTTATGAATTCCTGCCTACCATCGACGTCGTCGAGGCGCTTCGGGCCGAAGGATTCCAGCCGGTACAGGCTTTCCAAGCTCGGACCCGTATCGCAGACCGTAAGGAGTTCGTAAAACACACCATCCGCTTCCAGCATGAGAGCGTCGGCTTTAAGGAAGTGGGGGATAGCAAGTTTCAGATCCTCCTGCAGAACAGCCACCTCGGCAGCTCCGCGTTCCAGATCAGCGCAGGCGTTTACCGGCTCGTATGCGCTAACGGGATGGTGGTCGCCGATTCTGTGCTGGATACGCACAAGGTCCGCCACACGGGGCGCCTTGCTACCCTCGATAACGTCATCGAAGGCACCTATCGCATCGTGGACGGTGTCGAAGGAGTTGAAGGTCAGATTCTTGACTGGCAGGGTCGGCAGCTCTCGGCTCCGGCGCAACAGGCCTTTGCTCGTGCCGCTTTGCAGCTTCGTTGGGACAAGGACGAGGCACCCATCGCCGCCGAACAGCTCAATCAGCCCCGTCGTTTGGCTGACAAGGGTGACGACCTCTATACAACCTTCAACCGGGTGCAGGAAAGTCTGATTCGCGGGGGTAACCGGGGCCGCAATGCTCAGGGCAACCGGACCACGACCCGCGAGGTGAAATCCATCGACGAGAACAGCCGCATCAACAAAGCCCTGTGGACCCTCGCCACCGAGATGGACGCGATTCTCAAGGCTGCGGCCTGAGAGCAAACCGGCCAAGGATGGCCGCCTTCACCACAAGCCCCGTGATACCCAAGGAGCCCAAAGCAATGAACCGCATCTTTTACTCATGCCAGCTCGACCAGATCCCTGCCCACTGGATGGCCTCAGGCGGGGTGATTCACCTCGCCCACGGCGCGTACATGCTGGAAGTCATCACCGTCATGGGTGGTCATATTCGCCTTGGCGAATACCGCACCCTCGGCGAAGCCTTGGCTGACGCAACCAAGGCGGGCATCGAGGGTTTGCGGGTGCACCCTTCGGCGCAGCCCAAACCCAAGCC